TCGGTAATCAAACCTTTAGTAATATGCAAACTGAATTACAACAGGCTGTATATATCGGTGGCGATAACGAAATACTATTTGAATTCCGCACTGGGGTAAAAATAGACGAGGATACTGGATTAGCTATAACCGGCGCAGCAGGTGCAGACTTTTTCACGGGATTATATGCAGTTAACTCTGTCGAAAACTATTTTAATAACGGCAAGTTTACACAGGAATTGTATTGTCTTAGAGATATATTAGCAGCAGATACACCTATACCAGCAACCGGCACCCCGGCAACAGGTAGTCCGACAACATCCCGCGACAGGCAAGATGTTACACCAAAACCGTCTGACAGAAGATAAAAAAATAACTCTGTATTTTAAGATAAATGTATACAATAGATTGATGCAAACGGAGCACCATTATGCCAACTCCAATGAGAACGACAACTAGCCCGAGGGCTTATACACTTGCTCCTGAAGGCCGTGCAACACAGCTTGATAAAATTTATGTAGGATTCATTAAAAGTACAGACGACTCGCAGCGTATGGGCAGATTACGAGTTTGGATACCTGAATTAGGCGGTGATCCAAATGACGAAAGTCAATGGTTTACTATGAACTATTCAAGTCCATTTGCAGGCGCAACTAATCCGTATTCAACAACATCTGGCACTGCCTGGACCGATGGCCAACGCAGTTATGGATTTTGGTTTGTACCGCCCAACTTGGAAAACGAAGTTGTATGTTGTTTTATCAACGGTGATCCGGGTAGAGGAATTTGGCTTGGCTGTTTATACCAACAATATATGAACTTTATGGTTCCAGGCTTGGCAGGTACGCCTGAAAGTAATGGTTTACCAGTTTCAGAATACAATAAATTAGATACAAACCTCAATACAGTTAATCCAAAACGACCATTGTATACACCGTTGTCGGATGCATTGAAAATACAAGGCTTAGACAAAGATGATATCCGTGGATTAAGCACTGCAACTGCTAGATCAAATAATCCACCTAACGCTGTATTTGGTATATTGACACCTGGCGGCAGTCAAATGGTATTTGATGATGACCCCAGTGGCAAATATATTAGAATGCGTACACAAACTGGTACACAGATATTAATAAATGATACCGAAGGTCTCATTTACATGACCACTAGAGACGGTAATAACTGGATAGAAATGAGTGCCAACGGTGCTATAACTGCATATTCTGCATCAGATATCAATATACGTAGCCAGGGTACATTGAATTTGCGTGCAGACATTGATGTGCGTATAGAAGCCGGCCGCAGCATATACATGAAAGCTCGCGGTGAAGTGGGCACCAGAACTACGCAAGGCACGTCTGATGAATTTGGACAATCTCAAACAGCTACCACTACCAATACTGCACAAGTGCCTGCAATAGGTGTAAACGATTCTACAGTGACAATTACAGTACCGACAACGTCTATTACAGGTACATTTATACAAGGTATGAGTATAAGTGGCATACCGTGGGCAAACCCTGTAACCAATACTGCACCCCCTACAACCGGACCGGTCACTGGTTATCCTAGTAATATGACACAATCACAGATTGAAAGTATCATTAGTAATGAAGCAACCCTGCGTGGTATAGATCCAAACGTTGCAATTACTGTTTTTAGAAACGAGGGTGCAGGATCATATCAATCACTGGTACCGAGAACAGGAAACGGTTCTTACAATGGCCGCGAAGCATCGTTCGGCCCATACCAGCTTTACATCGGTGGCGGGCTAGGAAACGCATACCAATCGCAAACTGGTCGGTCACTACTGACTGATAATACACAAGACGGTATTACAAACCAAATACGATTTGCATTAAACAATGCTGTGACGTCAGGATGGACGCCATGGTACGGTGCAGCCGCAGGCGGTATTTCTGCTAGACAGGGATTAAATGGCGCACATACGGTAAACAATGTAAACAACTCGCCGTATACGTCCGAAACAGTGCCTAGCGATGTACCTGTAAACAATATAGCTGGTAATGGACAACCTGTTGTTGTTGTTGGCGATAGCATAGCAGTCGGCACAGGACCTGCACTGGCCAACCTGCGAGAAGGAGTGGTCACATCTGCAACAGTAAGCGCATCTAGCGCAGCTATAGCATCGTCCGCTGCTAATGATACCAGTATACAAAACGCACAATGGGCAGTGGTGAGCGTTGGCAGCAATGACGACGTAACTAACAATACAGGTAAAGGTCAGCTTACATCTAATCTGTTCTCAATTAGAACTTCTCTAAACGCACAAAATTATACATGGATATTGCCTAAAGACTCTATACGACGAGAAGTAGTATATGGATTTGCAAGAGGCAAGGGGGACAACGTAGTTGATATTGGTGCATCAACTGATGGTATACATCCAAAAAACTATACAGAAATGGCAAATAATGTCAACGCTACTATCTCTACACAGACAAAAGCACCAGACAATGCTGCTAATACAAATAGTACCGCAGCAGTTAACAATAGTTCTGTGGGTGTGCAGCTTGCAAGCTTTAGCACAGATGGCGATTATACGCTGCTTAATGTATCATTCCCGCCTGGCAACCACAGTGATGCAAGTAATGCCAGTGTAATCACAGGTACATTGCAAGTTCCAACAAACAATACAGAACAACCAACTACCAATTACAACAGCACCGACGGCGGTATGATAATGATAAACGCTGTTAAAGATATGCATTTGTATGCTAATCGAGACATGTATCAAACCAGCGACGGTAGAACTGCTCGTACTGCAAAAGGCAACTTGTTTGATTACAGCTATGGCAGTTATGATGTAGCAGTTGGCGGGTATCTTACTCTGCAAAGTAACGGATTATTAAGTCTTGGGACTTCTAATAACTTGGTATTGCAAGGTACTAGAGTAGATATAAACGGTCCCGCAGCAGCAGGTGCATTATCTGCACCATCTGCCAAAGAACCAATTGATTCATTCCAACAAGATAATGAAGTATTGGCACCAGGCCAGTTTAGATTTGTTGTGAAGAATACTATACTAAGCGCACTTGCTTATCACGAGCCATATGCCAACAGAGGCGCAGGACAATCTGCACAAGGCCGTGTTGAAACAGGTCCGGTGGTTGATTCTAATGGACAGTCTATACCATCTGGTGCATCCACATCTGGCGCAGATCGTCCGCTAGACTTGTTAGGTAGCCCTAATCCTAACAGTAAAGCAGGTTATTATCGAGGTACAGGATATGATAGCAAGGGACAACCCCAGTATACATATGTAAGTCCGCCAAACGGCGAACAAGTGTCAGCCGGTCAGTTATCACTTAGCCCAGCGGGTGTTAACTTCTTAGTCGGCGAAGAAAGTTCGCGCTCTACATTGTATGACGATTTAGGTAATCCAGCAATTGGATACGGTCATACCCTATTACCAGACGAAATTGCTGGAGGTTATGTTAATATATTAGGAACTAAACGTTCGTTAAGTATAGGTCCATTGAGTGCGGATGAAATATCTGGATTGTTCAGAACTGATGCAGCCCCAAGAGAACAACAAATACGCAATTGGTGTAAAGTGCCAATTAGCCAAACACAATTCGATATGTTATTCTCATTGGTGTATAATGTGGGATATCCCGGAAATGTGTTTAAAAAATTAAACACAGGGGATTACAACGTAGGTACCGAATGGCAATCCTGGCACTATGCTACCATAAAAGGTGTAAGACAATCATTACCGGGCTTGGTATCTAGACGTGCTGCAGAATGGCAAAACTTCAGTGGCGGACAACCTATAAACCCATCTGGGTCGTATTCGTAAACTAACCAACTGATATTAAAACTAGCTATATTTTATCAACTAAATACTGCATATATAGGTATGGTTACACTAGAATATGGCAATACTACAGCAGTCAAAGATTTTTGTTGGTTACAGCACTATAGAGACCAATAGCAAGCAACAGCAATTTGCTGATATTCCGCTTATCAAACGGGATTTGCTTAATCATTTTAACACTATACCTGGACAGCGGGTTATGATGCCAACATTTGGTTGTGCAATATGGAATCTGCTGTTTGAACCGTTCGACGACGCAGTGCGAGATGCAATTGTTGCAGAATGCACAAAAGTAATAAATTCAGAAACTCGAGTAGTTTTACAAAGTATAACTGTGAATGAGTTCAATCAAGGTGTTATAGTACAAATGGAACTGATATATCAGCCATATAATGTGTTAGACTCTTTTAGTGTAGAGTTTGACCGTAGAGCAGTGGCAATGGCGTGATAGGGGAATAAAATGGCAGTTAGTCAACAGCAACGACAGAAACAACTATTTGCAGCTGAAGACTGGCAGGTAATTTATACTGCCTTTACTCAAGTGAACTTCAATGCATATG